GAACTTTATTTTAGTTTGTGTTGCTTTGGCTACTTGTTGTGCTAATCCTACCCCTTTTGAATCTACCATTCTTCCGAGATACAAAAGATAATCTTCTTTTTTTTCAGAAAATATAAAATCATCAGGCTCAAAACCCGGAGGAATAATAACATCAGTAAAAGATGGGTTGCTTTTTGTCCCTATTATTCTGTGAAGTTGCGCATAAGATTCAAATACTCTATTTTTAGTAAAATAAGAATCATAACCAATGCTAGCTTCAACAACTATGCCTTTTTTTAATTTATCACAACAAGGTTTGTGTCCAAATCCCCAAAAAGCTAGAACAAAATCTGTATCACTAATATTCTCATTTATAATATTGGCAGCGTTTTCATTGAATTTTTTATGAGTTTCATTAGAGGTAGACTGATCATGGAATTCTTTCCAAGAGCTATGGCCATATTCTTTTGAATATGTTTCTTTGTCTATGACATCAAAATGCTCTGTACAGGGTACTTCAGAGTCAGGATGGCCATAATGGTATACCGTATGACCTCTTTCGGTCATTTCTTTGCAAAATTTGTAAACCTTTTGGACAAACGCAAATAAAGTAATTTCTTTGCGGGTCGGGTACATTGGTATAGAAAGCACATGAAAAACCATAACTTTATAATAATAATGTGTAAAATGGTTATCTCAAGTGTAATATAAGGGAAATATGACGAAACGTAAAAAGGCTGCGCAAAGCGCAGAGGATACGGTTCTGGAAATACAGAATAAATATAAATTAAGTTTAAAACAATTTGATTTATCAGAGAAACAAAAAGAATTTTTAAAAGTAGCGTTTGATAAAAATACTAAAGCAGTATTTGTATTAGGGCCAGCTGGAAGTAGTAAAACCTTTATTGCTACTTATGCAGCTTTACAGTTGTTCAATATGAACAATGAGTACGATATATTTTATGTTCGTACGATAGCTGAAAGTGCAGAAAGAAGCTTAGGGCATTTGCCGGGAGATATGAATGAGAAGTTCAATCCTTTTGCAATGCCTTTGGAAGAAAAGCTAAGAGAGATAATTCAAGAAAACAGAATTAGAATGCTGTTTGAGGAAGGTATCGTCAGTTGTGCGCCTATAAACTATTTACGTGGGGCTAGTTGGAAAAACAAAATTGTTTTAGCTGACGAAGCTCAAAACTTTACAAAAAAAGAATTAATAACATTAATTACTCGCATTGGAGAAGACACTAAGTATTTCATATGTGGCGATTTAATGCAATCAGATATTAACGGCAAAAGTGGTTTAAATGAAATTGCAAAAATCTTTGATGATGAAGAGTCTAAAAAGAATGGCATTCATGTTTTCACTTTTGATAAAAAAGATATTCTAAGGAGTGAGATCCTTAAGTTTATCATCAGTAAACTTGAAAAAGTAAAATAATTAAGGATAATATATCAGTATGGCTAGTTTATTTTGTACAGAGTGCGGTAGCAAAAATTTATATACTTTAAATAAGCCTAAGTTTTGTCAGTCATGTGGTCATTCTATTGGTGGCGCAGTGATAAAGGCAAAGCTTAACACATCACAACGTCAGTCCACTTTTAGGCAGCAAGAGGAAGAGTATGAAGAAGAAACTTTTCGTGGCTTGTCTAAATTGGATTATGATATTGAATACGATAAAAATAACATTACTTTAGGTGATGTTTTAAACAATCCGATGAATCCAGATGATGTGCAGTACGACCCTAAAAAGGTTGATGGATATAAAAAAATGTCTAAAGAGGAATTCTTAAATCAGTCTACCGCTGAGTGTGGCCCTAGCCGTCCTAAAGACATTGATGGGGAATAAAAAGTACACATATGAAGATAAAGCGGATGTTATAGATAATGAGATAAGAAAAAGATTTTATAAGTGGCACCTTAATGCCTTAGCATGGCTCGACTTCGAAGACGTTTCGCAAATGATTCGTCTTCATATTTTCAAGAAATGGGAACAATGGGATCAATCCCGCCCTATTGAACCTTGGGTCAATAAAATCATTTCTAATCAGATGAAAAATATTTTGCGGAATAATTATTCTAATTTCGCAAGACCGTGCCTGAACTGCAAGTATAATCAAGCTTATACAGAGTCTGATCATAGTTTGTGTGGTTTTACGTCTAGTGGCCTACAAGACTCTGAGTGCTCTGACTTTGCTAAATGGGAAAAAAGCAAAAAAAATGCTTATGATATAAAAGTTCCTGTTCCACTCGAAAACGCTTCCTACAAAAAGAATAGTAAATTTTCTGATCATGCTTGTATTATATCTGCCGCACATAGTTTGCATGATTTAATGAAACTTCATTTAAATGATCGTCACTATATTATTTATAAAATGTTATTTATAGATCACCTTGATGAAGAAAACATCGCTGCAGTATTAGGATATAAAACAAATGAAAAGGGACGTAAAGCTGGCTACAAACAAATTAAAAATTTAAAAAATCTTTACAAAAAGATAGCTAAAAGACTTCTAGAAAGGAATGATATATTTTTATGAAACACCAAATGTCTTCATATTATGAGCTTTCTGATGAAGAAAAACAGCAGAGCTTAGAATTATTTAAAAAACATAATGGTAACTTAATCAAAGTTATACGTGAACTCTGGAACGATCCTACTGAAAAAGGTACTACCGCTAGAGGTAGAGCAATAAGAGAGTTTTGGATAGAAAAAGGTTTGAAGTACCGCACCAAAGTAAAAGAAAGAAAAGTTAAAGCTGTTGTACCACCTCCTCCTGTGCCTGTTATCACTGAGAGCCCTATAAAAACTAAACCTGTCAATAGCAAGTCTGATGCTAAAGCTTTTTTATCAATAGAAGAGCAAGATTTTATCAAAAGGCACTATACTCCAGATTTAACAAAAAAAGAAGTTGCCAAAATTATTTGGCCTGAAGAATCTAAACGCAGAAACTTTTTTGAAAGCGAAAAGTTTGTTTTGATGTCAGAGTTTATAAATAACGAGTTTGATCAAATTAATTTGCGTGATGATGTGCTAGTTGAAAAGTACAGCCCTCCTAGAGTATTATCATCATTGGTAAAGAAGATTAACAAAATTGTTATGAAAGAATTTGATGCAGAAAAACTTTCTATGCAAGATAAAAAATGTTTAGAAAAACTTCTGACTTATTTAGCTGCGCCAAGATTCATTCAAGTTATCAATTCTTATGCTACCAAAGAAGCTAGAGAATTATTTGAAAGTGAGTATATTCGTAGTTCATGGGACAAGCCAGATTTGACTGCTGACGAACTAAACTTGTATATTAACGTTTGTATGGATTATGTGAACCTCAGAGAGATTGAGATTCAAAAACAAAAATTAAATCAAATGTTTGACGAAACAGAAGGTCAAAATGATTTAACTATGCGTTTGACAGAGATGTTAAAAACAAAAGCTGAAGAATATAATCAATGCACAAATAGAATAGATAAAATGCTTGCCAAGCTGAATGGTGAGCGTTCAAAAAGAATTCAAAACCAGCATCAACGTAATGCTTCTATTATTTCTTTAGTTCAACTTTTTCAAGATGAACAAGAAAGAAAGCTGATGATACAGATGGCTGACATGCAGAAAAAAGTAGTTTACGAAGAAGCAGACAAAATGGAAAAAATGTCAGAGTGGAAAGCTAGAGTTTTAGGTATAAGTAAAAATGACGCAATATGAATTAACTTGCAAAGTTTGCGGCAAAGAGTTTGAAAAATTAGGTTCTTTGCACAGGCATATTAAACAACACGACTTACATTTAGCAGAATACTATGTTCAGTTTTTTGCGCGTAGGAATTTGCTAACGGGTGATTTGTTGCCTTTTAAAGATGTAGATTCTTATTTTAATAAGGATTTTACAAATAGGATTCAGATGAACAAGTGGCTGGATCAATTAGAGGGTGAAGAAGCTAAAGATTATGTACAGTCAAAAATATTAAAAAGAGTTTACGATAAGCAAAGAAAATTTTTACCTTTTCATTTAGAATTGGAGCATTGCTTTTTGCCTAAGTTAGATATCATAAAAAAACTTTTTGGCAGTTACTCTTCTTTTTCTAAGTTTTGCGGTTTTGATTTGATGTTTGATCAAAATATTGTTGATGGATTTTTTACTGACGATTTGCCGAAAGATTTAGATATTGCGATAGATACTAGAGAACAAAAACCACTAGAGTTTGATTTTAAAACGACTAGTCACAAACTATCTTTTGGCGACTATACTTTATTTGGTGATAGCTACAACTATACGTTTGTAGATAGAAAATCTGCGTCTGATTTTTGTGGTACGCTAAGTCAAGGGAATTTAGATAGATTTAGAAGAGAAATACAATTAACTGAAGATATGGATGCTTATATGTTTGTGGTGGTAGAATCTTCTTTGAGTAAAATTATAGCAGAACAAAAACATTTTAAGCGCAAAGCTAGTATTGATTATATTTTAAAAAACATGAGGGATATTATGTATGATTTTCCTCGTCGCTGTCAGTTTATTTTTAGCGGCAACAGAAAAAATTCAAAATTTCTCATTCCGCGTATATTATATTACGGAAAACAATTGTGGAGAACGGATCTACAATACTTTATAGAACATGAGTTGGCAAGAAGGAAATCAGAGCAGACCAAAGTCGAAAATACGAAATAACGAACAACTATCGGCGTTAGAAGGTTTTCTTGAAGAACACGATGCAAAAATTGCCCTTTATGAATTTTTGAGGGGCAATGTTTCTTTTGCTGCAGATTTAATTTTTGGTATTAAGCTATTTCCGTTTCAGCATATGGCTGTGAAGTCTATGTTTGAGACGGATTATTTTTTGGGCGTGTGGAGTCGTGGTATGTCCAAATCTTTTTCTACGGGTATTTACGCAGCGTTAGATGCTATTCTCAATCAGGGTGTAGAAATTGGTATTTTATCTAAATCTTTTCGTCAGTCCAAAATGATTTTCAAAAAGATAGAAGATATTGCCGCTAAACCTGAAGCTGCGTTTTTCAAACAATGTATTACAAAAGTTTCCAAGAGTAACGACGAGTGGCTCATGGAGATAGGCCAAAGCCGTATTCGAGCACTGCCTTTGGGTGATGGCGAAAAACTTCGTGGCTTTCGTTTTCAAAGGATTATTATTGATGAGTTCTTGTTGATGCCAGAAAGAATTTACAATGAGGTTATTGTGCCCTTCTTGTCCGTTGTAGAAAACCCTACTCAACGCCAAGAGTTGTATGGCCTTGAAACTATGCTTATTGAGCAAGGCAAAATGAAAGAAGAAGACAGGTATGTTTGGCCTAACAATAAACTTATAGCTTTGTCTTCAGCATCTTACAAGTTTGAATATTTATACAAACTTTATAATCAGTTTGATTTTTTAATTACGCAAGAAAATAAAAGAGATAAAGCGACTCGATGTATTATGCAGTTTAGTTATGATTGCGCTCCTAGTCAGCTTTACGATCAAAATCTTGTTAATCAAGCTAAAGCCACAATGAGTCAGTCACAGTTTGATCGAGAGTTTGGCGCAGTATTTACAGATGATAGCTCTGGATACTTTAAAACAAGCAAAATGGCTTTATGTACAATACCAGACGGAGATTATCCATCTGTTGAAGTAAAGGGGGATCCTGACGCCAAATATATTTTAGCATTTGACCCGTCATGGTCACAAACAGAAAGCTCAGATGATTTTGCTATACAAATATTAAAACTTCATGAAGAAGAGTTAAAAGCAACGGTTGTGCATAGTTATGCATTATCTGGAACTTCTTTAAAACATCATATTGTTTATTTTGAATATTGTCTGGATAATTTTAACATCGTTTCCATCGTTGGTGACTATAATGGTGGAGTCCAATTTATACAAGCGTGTAATGAAAGCGAAATATTTCAATCAAAAGATAGGAAACTTAAAACAATTGATGTCCCATTTGATAACCCAGAAGAATATCAATCCGATTTACGGAAATTTAGGATGGAATATAATCATTCGGACAATAAGATTGTTTATTTAAGAAAACCTACCAGTAAGTGGATTAGACAAGCAAACGAACTGCTG